TGTAGATCATAAACAAATATTAGGCAAACAAAAGCACATAAAGGCATATTAAAGGAGAACTATTATGGCAACTTTAGCAGAAATTAGAGCAAAACTTAAGGCATCCGAATCAAAAGGATCAGACGGTAACAGAACAGGTGGAGACAAATCCATTTATCCATTCTGGAACCTAAAAGAAGGCGGCGAATCCGTATTGCGATTCCTCCCTGATGGAAACACCGACAACACATTTTTCTGGGTAGAACGAGCAATGATCAAATTGCCATTCGCTGGAATCAAAGGTGAATCCGAAAGTAAACCAGTAATCGTACAAGTACCATGCGTAGAAATGTATGGCGATGCTTGCCCAATCTTGGCAGAAGTACGTGCTTGGTTTAAAGACCCAGCATTAGAAGATATGGGTCGTAAGTACTGGAAAAAGCGTAGTTACATTTTCCAAGGTTTTGTCGCAGAAGACGGCCTAGGCGAAAAGAGTGATGAGCAACCAGAAAATCCAATTCGTAGATTTATTATTGGTCCACAGATCTTTACAAGTATCCGTGCGGCACTTGTTGATCCAGAGTTGGAAGACTTGCCAACTGACTTTACAAACGGTATTGACTATCGTATGAAGAAAGGTAGCAAGGGCGGTTACGCCGACTACTCTACTAGTACTTGGTCACGTCGTTCACGTCCACTAAACGATGTCGAACAAGCGGCTATCAAACAACATGGCTTGTTTAACTTGAATGACTTCTTACCTAAGAAGCCTAGCGAAGTTGAATTGAAAGTTATGAAAGAAATGTTTGAAGCATCAGTCGACGGCGAGCCATACGACATGGAACGTTGGGGACAGTATTTTAAACCAGCTGGCATGAGCCAGAACACAGGTGACCCACAAAAGGCATCTGCTCCAAAAGCCGCACCTGCTCCAGCGGCATCACATGATGAAGATGACACACCTACTCCAGTGGCTAAGGCAGCTCCGGCTCCTACAGCGGCACCTGCGGCAGAAGGTGGCGACTCACGTGCCCAAGACATCTTGGCAATGATTCGCAATCGTCAGAAGTAAAAACGGCATTGGGCCTCTGCGACTTAGTCGTACGCCCGTGTTATCATCATTAGGAGAATAACTATGAGTAAATTAGCAAAATTAGCAAAAGTGAATGAAAGCATCACCATCAATCGTTATGACAATGGTTGGATGGTTGAGATCGGTGGCCGAAGTAAAAAAGAAGACTGGTCTAATACAAAGACACTGTGTAACACAGAAGAAGAAGTACTCGCTCTAGTTAAAGAGTGGAATACATTACCATTGGATCAATAATTATGGCTACTAAAGCATTCGACTTATCAAAATTTAGAAAAACATTAACTAAGTCTATCGACGGACTTGGTGTAGGATTTAACGATCCTACAGATTGGGTTAGTACAGGCAACTTTACGCTTAACTACCTAATCAGCGGTGATTTTAACAAAGGTATTCCTTTGGGTAAGGTTACTGTATTTGCTGGAGAGTCTGGCGCAGGTAAGTCATTTATCTGTTCAGGTAATCTAGTACGCAACGCACAAGCACAGGGCATTTATGTTATCTTGATTGATACAGAAAATGCGCTAGATGAAAAATGGCTACACGCACTTGGTGTAGACACTAGCGAAGACAAACTTCTTAAACTCAACATGGCCATGATTGATGATGTGGCTAAAACCATTCATGAATTCATGAAAGAGTACAAAGAAATGGCAGAGCGTCCTAAAGTCTTATTTGTCATAGACTCATTGGGTATGTTGCTTACCCCTACTGACATTAACCAGTTTCAAGCTGGTGACATGAAGGGAGACATGGGCCGTAAACCTAAAGCACTTACAAGTTTAGTGCGTAACTGTGTTAACATGTTTGGTAGTTATAACGTAGGTATGGTTTGTACAAATCACACGTATGCGTCACAAGACATGTTTGACCCAGACGATAAGATTAGTGGCGGACAAGGGTTTGTTTACGCTTCTAGTATTGTTGTTGCTATGAAAAAACTCAAACTTAAAGAGGATGAGGACGGCAATAAAGTATCAGACGTTATGGGTATTCGTGCTAGTTGTAAAATTATGAAAACTCGTTACAGTAAGCCTTTTGAAACTGTACAAATTAAAATTCCATATGAAACAGGTATGAATCCTTATTCAGGAATGGTCGATATGTGCGAGAAAGCTGGCTTGTTAAAACAAGAAGGTAATAGACTTAAATGGGTCGATCCAGAGACCGGTGAGGAATTCAAATTCTACCGAAAAGAATGGAAAGATGATAAATTAGATATGATAATGGCAAAATTCCATATCAAGACTGAAAAAACAACTACCATTCCTGAGGAGATAGACGAGAATGTTGAATGAAACACAAATCGGTGACATTTGGTTACTGTTCGCTGACTATATTGAAAAGAAACAACAAGAGCTGGTAGCAGAACGCTATGTTGAATTATTGGCAGACTTAGGTGTCTCCGATAAAACAATGCAAGCATCAACCGGTGTGGATAGTATATTAGACTCTGCTATTGAATATTATCTTGACGACGAAGATACAGATGACGACGTAAAAGAATTGGATTTCTAATGTGGTATAACAAGGTTTCCAAAGATATTTCCTATATCCCAGATGCGGTGGATCATTTCAATGCGGAATTAATTGAAGCAAAGATTGATGCTCGCATCTCGGGTAATTTAGAGAAAACGGCCGCTAACATGCCTGGCATTGTCGAGCACCGATTTGGACAACTTCAAGAAATTGAAGCAATCTTAGAATACTTGAACATTGAACTTCGCCGTCTAAAGAGCCAACACTTTCGCAAATACTTAGAAAGCTATCAACGTGCCCTGAGTAGTCGTGATTGTGAAAAATTTGTTGAAGGTGAAGCAGATGTAGTCGATTTTGAAAAGATTATCAACGAGTTTGCTTTACTTCGCAACAAGTGGTTAGGCATTACAAAAGCATTAGACCAGAAGCAGTGGCAAATTACTAACATTGTGAAACTTCGTGTTGCTGGTATGGAAGACGCATCACTATAACCAATTCGCCCAAAAGCG